TGCTAGTGTTCCAAATCCTAGAAGAGTAGCAATGTTTTTGGTACCGATCTTCTCATCTATCAATTTGATTAGCTCATTAGACATTTGCAACGTTGTCGATTGAATATTGGTAGTTAACTGTTGTATATCTTCTATATGTTTTACTTGATCGCCAACCGCTTTGTTAATTGCTTCAGTATATGCTAAATTAGCTTTGTTACGTTGTTCTGCTTGTATGGTTAATACGCTTTCTGCGTCGGCTTGTTCCTCGGCTGTTGTTGATCTGGACAATTTATCTGCTGCATCAACTGCACTATTATATTCGTCTGTAGTTTTACCAGACATCTCAGCATTCATTTGAAGATTTGAGTATATGTCAAGCAGTTTGTCTTCTTCGATGCCCAATTGCTTTGCTAATGCCTGGCGCTGAAATATGTTATCAATTACGCCTTTGCCTTGGTCTTCTATAATTTCTGTTAACGCATCAGACATAGCGTTGAGATCTTGACTTACTGCAGCTTGACGAAACTTTTCGGAATTAATCTTTTTACCGCCCAATAGTTGCAATTCTAATTCGCTAGATATAGATGATTCAATATCCAAGAATTTATTTGAAATCCCAACAAGGTCTTTGAATGATACTCCTAGTCTAGATGCCTTAGCAGCTGCTTTTCCTATAACTTCTGCACTTTTCCCGTATGCAATACTGATCTCAGGTCCAGCATCAGCAATTTGCTGTAATATGTCTGCATATACGCCTGTTCGGCCGGTATTTTTTGAAATGCTAGCAGCAACCGATGCCAACTCATCATTAAATTTGCCTATGTCGCCAGAAGCCTTGCCTTGCACAACACTGTATTTTGTTAATGCAATCGATTGTTCTTCGGTTAATCCTAATACATCACGATACCGATTATATTGTTCTAATAAAACTTTGTTGCTACCCTTACCTTCTCCGATAACTTTAGAATAGCCTTTCACTACTTTATCTAGTTCAGTTGAATAAGTTCGTAGCTTAGCTGAATTGATACCTAATTGAACAGCGGTGTTGTCTAGAATCCCCCCTAACTCTGCAGCTGCTCGCACATTTAAATTTAAACTGCGTTGTAAAACTTCATTTCTTTGTGCTAATATCGTAACTTTATCAGTTACTCCTTCAACCATTTCTTGTAGTTTGGAAAAGGCATTTTCTCTGACCATGTCAGCTACGCCAGAACCTAATTTATTAATTTCGTTAAGAATATTATCAAACGATGGTGGCGTTTGTCCTAATCTAGGTCGTTGTTTTAACTGTGCAATATGGTTTGGAAGATTTGAATGCATTACCGACAATCTTTATTAATAAATATCTAACGTTTGTTTTTTATATCCGGACCGCGGACAATTTTATCCGTATTAGTTTTGTTTTGAGTGTTTGTACTTGGATTCATTTTTTTATATAAAACTTCATTCATTTTTTTAATAAAGAATTTTCTTGTTGGAACTGGTAATTCATAAACAGTGTTCCAGTCCCATCTACCTTCGCCCCACCAAACCAAATCCCACATTGTATTCTGAATTGTTATGCGATCTTCGGGACTAAAACCAAAAAAGGTCTGCTCCAAGCGGAAACCCGGCGCGGAAGGTCTCCTTTTTACCTTCCTCAGTTTCATATTCAAATTCATATGAAAGATCTAAACCAGGTGTGTTATCTACTATATAGATTTGAAACTGTCTAGAATCTTGAGCTAAGAAATTATAACGAATATATTCTGATATAGCATTTGGCGATCGATCGTTGTTAACTTGCATGATTACAGAATTTAAAAAATCAGATGTTTTTTCAGTTTTATCGCCAGCTGTTGGGAACTTAAATTTTATACAATCGCCAGATGATGTTGTATAATCAAATTCTCCGTTTTCGTCACTATCAATATTTAATGGCTTAATGTTTAATTGAGATAAGTCGACATCTTGTTCGATATGTTTGCCATTTGGTGCCTTCACTCGTACGGGATATTCTTTACCATAACTCAAAATACGGGCTGATATAACTAAACCGTTTTTATCGATAACTGAAATATCATTCATATCTACGTCGGTTACAATCAATGACTCTAACAACATATCCAAAGCAATACCTTTATCTATATACGATTTTGTTGTTAATATGTCTTCATCATAAGCAGTCATGTATCTCATTTCGATAGTTCCACTTCGAAGTGGATGTCCTTCTGGATACACCTTACCTTGTGAAATTAAATCGATTACTTCTGTTGGTATTCGTTTTACTTGCTTTTGTTCGTATTTCTGTTTTGCTACGTTAATCAGTTCCTGATCAGATAACTTGGTTGTCATTTTTGTCATGATATTTCCTTTATATAACCTTTATTATAAATATATTGTACAGTAAAAAGTGGGGCGATAAACCCCACTTCATGTTAATATAAATATGTTTGTTATCCTGCTTGATTTACATCTGCACTAAAATCTAATACTGCGAAATCATATGCCAATGTTAAACTAATTTCTACTGCTCCTTCTGTGCCCCAATCCATATCACCGAAACTAGCATCTTTTATATACGCTCTTTTTAATTGCCAATATTCAACTTTTTCACCAGTACCGGATAAACTATAAAAATCAATGTCTTTTTTATAATCGGTTGAATATCCATTACGGCCTGTTAATGATTCGTGGTGTAGTCGTACCCATGTCATTGTTGCTTCAGCGCCGGATGGAACAATTGGATCATACAATGTTATAGTTATATCATTCCAAGTAGACTTTCCTTTAAGTTTTCTGTCAACGTTTATATGATTTAAAACAACTGATCCGTTAGTCATGGAAGGCCGATTTGCTGTTTTTATAAGATATGATGGTATATCAGCAATGTACATGATAAATCGATTAGTATATTTCGGTTCCCATCCAAACGCGTTATCATATAAATCATTTAAACTGATTGCAGGTAATGTTGGTGTAAGTGCCATGAGTTATATCCTTATTCTTTTTATATAAATATCCGTTACAGTAAAAAAGGTAGAATCGAAATCCTACCTTTTTCAAATTATTTGAAATTTAATATTCTATACCGGGAAAGATGCTCCAGTTGGTTGAATATTAAAATCAAGAATAATAAACTCTGCCGTACGAGTTGGTTGCAAGAAGATTTGACCGTATAATATGTTCTGATCAATTAAGTCAGGTGTATTATTTGTCGAATCCATCACAACACGGAATGCATATAATCCTTGTCGTTGTTTTACTTGATCCAGATAAGGATTAACAATGTTTAAGAATTTATTTCTTGTCTCATCAGTGTTTTGTTCGAATACCAAATAACGAGTCGATGAAGCAATAAACTTCTTAACCGTAATTAGCAATCGTCTAACATTCACACGATCCAATGCACTCGGTCTTGCTTGAAGTGTTTTCTGACCCCAAACTGCAATACCTAAATTAGGGAAGTTCGCAATAGGGTTGATTCTAGCTTCGTACAAGTCTCCTTTTTGTTTTGGAGATAAAGTTATATATGTATCCGTAACCGACGTTAGACCTCCTCTATTCAAGCCTGCCGGGGCATACCATGGTGCTGCAACACTGTCATTGAAAGCAATCACACCTGGCATCACAACTGATGGTGGAACCCATGTTGGTTTTCCGTTTCTAGGATCATTTATCTTAACCCAAGGGAAATATGTTGCAGTGTAACTTGTGTCTAAACCATTAACCGTTGTGATAGCAGTTGCAACTGAATCAGTGATCGCATTTGAATCCATGATATAGAATGTGTCTTGACGATCTTCAGCCAATTGACGAGCTGCTGCGGTTACTGCAGGATGTATTGAATGAATAATACCTGGAGTTAACAACATGTTCATATCATAGAAGTCGGTATTACTCAACAAAGTAAATGCTTTTTTATAAGCAACCGTACCAGTAGTTGTTGAATTAGTGCAATCGAATCCAAATGTGTTAGATTCTTTTATATTAGTTCCAGAAAATTTAGGTAAATTAGGACGAGCTCCATCAAAACCACCTTGAGCCGGAACGATGAATTTACGAGTAGCTAAAGCAACATTTGTAGTCATTGTGCCTGCATCTAATGCCGCTGTCAAAGAACCACTATATGCAGAGGTTGTGTTAGGGAATCCTGCTGCAGCATCTTGTGATACATCTCCTAAGTAGAAATCAGCGTTGCTAGCCGTTGTGGAACCTGATGTTGGAATTGGTGCCAAATAGCTCATGTTTGCTGCATCAGTAAAATCAAATCCATGGAAGTAATTGCTATTGAATGAACCGCCTACTGTTTGTGATGTTACATATGTAGCTGCTTCAATGTTAGCTGATCCAGATGGATTAGGAATTGGTGATGTTAATGCACGGAATCCAAATGGTACCAATGTAGGATCAACGATCTTGTTTGCAACTGAATCAGTTACTTGTACTCTGATGTAATTCGAATTGTTTGCATAATCTCCGTTAAGCACAATGTTTCCATTAGCATCAAGTGATTGATAACGGTCACCAATTACTCGACCAATATATCTTGGTGAATCCGGATCTAAGTTAACGTTTTGGAATGTTTCTACAATTTCCGGTGCTGTGTCTGTGTCATCTGAATTATACACAGATTTGATGTTTGGTGGAACTAGATTTGTGTTTACTCGTCTAACTTCCACAGTAAATGTACCATATCCATTTGGATCTGCAACTTCAGACGCCAATTTAATATCACGAATACCAACTTTTGTTTCATAGTTAACTGCGGTACCATGTGATAGTGTGTGGAAACGGAACAAATTAACTGCTGATGAACCTATCTTCTGTGAAGTAATATATGGTGTTGCTGCAGTCTGATAATCTTGTAAAAATGCATAATTAGGAAGAACTGCCAATTTAACCGTTACATCACCAAGATTATTAAATAGTGATGTTGCTCCTGTGTTTTCATACTGAACATATACTGGATAATCTGTTGATTTAGCAGAACGTCCAAATAGCTTAGTTACATAGTCATTATCACCGGAACTAATTGATGCAGATACTGCTGCGCCTTCTGTGGTATACAAATTAAATGCTCCGCTGAATCCTGGAACATCTGTGTTAGTGTTTGCATCATATGATCCGGAAATTTTAATTGCAAATGATCCTGATACATCGTCTTCGATAACTGAATCTGCAAATAAGTCTGATGCATCATTTACTGCTTCTACCGGATGAAGAACGTGTGTTACTACTTCTACTGATGCTGATGTTGCAATGATTGCCAACGAACCATTATCTAAATCATATCCATCTTCATACAACAAACGTGTAACAGTTATGTTTGGTGCATTGTTTAAATACTCTTGAACTACATACGGTACATATGATTCATCTGTGAATGATCCGAAGATTTGTTCGAATTCTGCATATGATGAAACCGTAGTAGGAACAAGCGCTGGTCCTTTAACTGTAGGACCGACAATCGCTGCTCCGATTGCCTGAATTGCTTGAGGTAAAAACGACTGGTCTTTTTCACGTGTATAAACACCAGGCGTTACTATTCTTTCTGCCATTAAATTACTCCTATACTTTTTTATTAATAAATATAAACTTTTTTGTCAAACAAATATTTATTACTCAGTTGGAGTAAATGTACCAGCTTCAATATCAATTTCACCTATGCCGTATTTGTCTTGTAGAGCCTGAATCAATTCACGTTCTTGTGTTTGAATTGTGTCAAATCTAGCAAAAGCAGCAGTTAATTCTGCAGATACCCGTTCTAGTTGAGATTCTAAAACATGTTTGTCAATTGAATGAGCAGAAATAGTTTGTGTTATTTCTGCGTATCTTGATTGAAACTCTTGTATTTTATCTAGATCTGCTTTATCTAATTTTTTTGTCATTAGTAACCTTTTAATTTTAAAATAAGTAATTTTAGATAAAGATCCAAATTAAAACATTAAAAAGAATCGGCCATCATATGCAGAAGGAATAGTGATATCTGCATCAACATATGAATCAGCATCGCCTGTATTTACTTCAACAGATACGTTACCATGTCCACCTGCTCTTCTGGCTTCAAATTCTAATCTAAGTCTGTCACCTGTGTTCCATGTTGTTGATAAAGTTAGAGTAGCTGTCTTAATTCCTGTAGTATTATAAGTAGATGAATAAGAAGATGCAGCTTGGATTGTATTAGTGTTGTCTATACGAGCTATCCTAAATCGAAATTCTGCTGTACCTGATATGGAATTTGCATCAATAGAAATATCAAAGCTAGTGCCAGATACTGTGGTACCTACTGTCTGTTGCCAGGCCTGAGTT